CGCATACGAGATCGGGGCAGATAAAGTTATCGATGTCTACGCAGCTGCAACCCAGCACGTTGACCAGGGTCTATCACTGACCCTGTTCTTCAAGGATGATGCAACTACCAGAGATATCAACCGTGCACAGATTTATGCATGGAAAAAGGGAATTAAAACGATTTACTACATTCGTATCAGGCAGCAAGCTCTGCAGGGTACCGAAGTAGACAACTGCGTCAGCTGTATGCTATAGGAGGAAACAATGATTACACGCCCAGTTAATTGGAACAAGATTGAAGACCCAGTAGACCTTGATGTATGGAATAGGCTGACTGCAAACTTTTGGCTACCCGAAAAGGTGCCACTATCAAATGACATTCAGTCTTGGGGTACGCTAAAGGAGGAAGAGAAAACTCTTTCTAAGCGTGTCTTCACAGGGCTAACAATGCTAGACACCATTCAGGGAACTGTTGGGTCTATGTCTACATTGCCAGACTCACGCACTCAGCACGAAGAGGCAGTGATTACAAACATTGCCTTCATGGAGTCCGTTCACGCCAAGAGCTACTCCTCGGTGTTCTCAACTCTGTGTTCGACGGAGGAGATTGAGGAGTCGTTCCGCTGGTCTGAGGAGAACCCATACTTGCAGAAGAAGGCAGAAATCGTTCTTAATCACTACCGTGGAGATGACCCTCTAAAGCGTAAGATTGCTTCCACATTCCTGGAGTCATTCTTGTTTTACTCTGGATTTTATTGGCCCATGTGGCTATCCTCCAGGGCAAAGCTAACCAACACTGCAGACCTAATTCGACTAATCATTCGTGATGAGGCGATCCACGGTTACTACATCGGTTATAAATTCCAGCTGGCCTACAACGAGCTGCCGTTAGAAGAGCAAGAGGAAGTCAAGTCATGGGCATACAGCTTCTTGATGGAGCTCTATGACAATGAGATTAAATACACAAGAGAGCTATATGATGACCTAGGCCTAACCGAGGATGTCAAAAAGTTCTTGCACTACAATGCAAATAAAGCACTGATGAACCTGGGCTTTGAGGCCTTGTTCCCAGCTGATGCGGTAGACGTGAACCCAGCAATCCTGGCTGCACTGTCTCCAAATGCAGATGAGAACCATGACTTCTTCAGCGGTAGCGGAAGTTCTTACGTAATTGGTAAGCACGAAGCTACAGAAGATGAAGACTGGGACTTTTAGTGGTATAATAAGAAAGAACGTAAAGGAACTATTGTGCAAAGAAGATTAGACTGGATACCATCCTTCGATAAGAGGAATAAGCTATACGGAGTTAGGCAGCTTCTTAATGCCACGCCAGTAGAGCGTAAGGCAAAGTTCTGGAAAGAGGGCACCGTCTTTGACCAAGGCAGCGAGGGTGCATGTGTTGGCTTTGGCTGGATGGCAGAGCTAGTCGCAGAGCCCTACGTCCCAGACGAGCAGCCCACAGAAGAATTCGGCAACAGACTTGCCCAGCACTTCTATAAGCAGGCACAGCAGATAGATGAGTGGCCTGGCGATGACTACAGTGGTACTTCCGTTTTGGCTGGGGCAAAGATCATGAAGCAGTATGGCTACATAGATGAATACAGGTGGTGCTTTGACATCGATGACATCATTGATGCCGTTGTGTCGCAGGGCCCAGTTGTTATTGGTATCCCTTGGTACAGTGGCATGTACAAAACAAATAGCCTTGGGCTAACTGGCCCAACTGGCAAGGTAGTCGGTGGTCACTGTATTACATTGACGGGTTACCACCCTGCTAAAATCTTTGGCAGGCAATCTCTAGAAGTATTTAGATGGAGAAACTCTTGGGGGGACGATTACGGAGTAGGCGGATCTGGCTATATCATGGTTTCAGATCTTCGTAAGCTCTTTGAAGAGGGTGGGGAGGCCTGCATCCCTATTGTCCGAAACAAACCAGAGTTATCCTTCCCACCAAGAAATGCACGAAAAGTTTCTTTCTGGGTTATGTTTATTGAAAAGATTATTGACTGGCTAAAGTATAGGTTTACTTTGCCACGTGCCGTTCGTAATAAATAATATAATTAAATACAGTGGGGTGTAGCTCAACGGCAGAGCAGAGAGCTGTTAACTCTAAGGTTCCTGGTTCGAATCCAGGCATCCCAGCTGAATACTATCCTAGCATCACTCAACGATATTTCACTGGATAGTATTCTTGGTCTGTTAGCTCAGTTGGTTAGAGCACCACCCTGTCACGGTGGGGGTCGTGGGTTCAAGTCCCATACAGATCGCTAGTTGATAAAAAGCAACTATTGTGATAGACTACAAAAAGCAAATACTATACAAGGAGAGATTATATGTCAGAAGAAGCCAAGTGCCCATTCCCACATGAACAAATGATGGCAGGGGCAACAAAGCCAACGGATGAAGATATGATTAAATCGGCTTCGGCCGTCAGTGGTGCCAAGAAATTTAACTGGTTCCCTGAATCGATCACGCTTGATACGCTATTGAAAAATAACCCCAAGAGTGATCCAATGGGCGAAGAGTTTGACTACGCCAAAGAATTTGAAAGCCTAGACCTAGAAGAGGTTAAGGTTTTCTTGCGTGCCATCATGACTAGCAGCGGAGAGTACTACGAGGATTCTGTTAAGGCGTCTGGTCTTCCAGCTATGCCTTACGGACAAGAGGTTTGGTGGCCAGCAGACTGGGGCCACTACGGACCACTGTTTATCAGGCTTGCCTGGCACTCAGCTGGAACCTATCGAGTGTCCGATGGCCGAGGCGGTGGGGGCAATGGTCTAATCCGATTCTCTCCACTGAACTCCTGGCCAGACAACGTAAACCTGGACAAGGCCAGGAGAATTCTTTGGCCAGTCAAGGAGCGTTATGGTCGCAAGCTCAGCTGGGCTGACCTCATGATCCTTGCTGGAAACGTAGCTCTCGAAGAGATGGGGCTTAAGACATTCGGCTTTGCGGGAGGAAGAGAAGATGTTTGGGAAGTTGACGACACATATTGGGGTCCCGAGGCTGAGTTCCTAGCCAATGCTAGGTATGACTCTAGTCGAGAAGCAGATACTCTAGAGAACCCGCTGGCAGCAGTGCAGATGGGCCTGATCTACGTCAACCCAGAGGGTCCAGACGGCAATGCCGAAGACTTCTCTGGAGCAGCAGCAGACATTAGAACCACATTCACCCGCATGGCCATGAACGACGAAGAGACCGTTGCTCTTATTGCAGGAGGTCACGCATTTGGTAAGTCGCACGGAGCTGGACCAGCCGAACAGGTTGGGCCACCCCCAGAGGCAGCCAGGCTTGAGGATGTCGGACTTGGCTGGATAAATAGCCAGGGCAAGGGTCACTCAGAGGATACCATCAGCAATGGCATCGAGGGTGCTTGGACACCTAACCCTACTCGTTGGGATAATGATTACCTAAGGCTAATCTTCCAGTACGAGTGGGAGATGACAGAAAGCCCAGCTGGTGCCAAGCAATGGCAGCCAGTTGACTGCAAGCCAGAGGACATGGTTCCAGATGCTCATATCGAGGGCAAGATGAATAAGCCAATGATGATGACAACTGACCTAGCACTACGCTTTGGGGATGATAAGTACCGTGAGATTGCAGAGAAGTTCTTGGGAGACTTTGACTATTTCTCTGACGTGTTTGCCAGGGCTTGGTTTAAACTCACCCATCGCGACATGGGGCCACGTGCCAGGTATCTCGGTAAAGAGGTTCCGTCAGAGGTTCTACCTTGGCAGGATCACGTAGATCCATCTCCATACCCAGAGCTTACAGACAGGGATAAGATTAATCTGCGAGGAACCATTGAGCGTAAGCTAGATGATAAAAAGTACACACTTATGTATACCCGCGGTGAAGTGATTCAGAAGCGTGCATTGGATTTGAGAGATCTAGTCTATACAGCATGGGTTTCTGCTTCTACTTACCGTAATAGCGACAAGCGTGGCGGTGCAAATGGAGCTTACGTCCTGCATGAGCCAATGAAATCATGGACATTTACAGACTATGAAAGAGTTGATCTAACGGTACAGTTCCTTAATGAGATTAAGAATGATCTTAATATCAATGTAACTATGGCAGACTTAATTGTTTTTGCTGGTGGAGTTGGGGTTGAGCTAGCAGCAAAGGCCGCTGGCTTTAAGAAGCAGGTTCCGTTTAATGGCGGACGTGGTGATGTGTCTCAGGACCAGATCGACGTAGATTCTTTCGGGCACCTAGAGCCACTCCACGACGGCTTCCTAAACTGGACTCACGACAAGTACAATAAGGAAAGGATTCTAGACAGGAATGCCGAGCACCTCATGATCGAGCGTGCAACCTTGCTTGGGCTCACCCCACCAGAAATGGCAGCATTGTTCACTGGATTCCGATCCATGAGCGTGCACCACAGAAAGTCAGAAGTCTCATCCGTTAGCTGGAACAGAAACTCTGGGCACAAGCTTGACCGCGACTTCTTAGAAAACTGCATCATTAAACCATGGTACAAGTGGACTGGATACGGCTCAATGTGGACTGGAGATACTAACGAGAGAACCGACCTTGAGCCAGGAGAAAAGGCTTGGATATATTCTGGGCAGCACTACGTACACGATACTCAGGTGAAGGCTTCTAGAGTAGACCTGCTGTTTGCTTCTAACGCCATTCTTCGGGGCATCATGGAAGTTTACGCTGCCATAGACGGTGACGAAATCCTTATTGATAATTTCATTTCAGCTTGGGTGAAGATTATGAATGCAGATAGGTTCGACATTAAATAAGTCGGAGTCCCAGGTATGACATTAAACTGCCTACGCCCCCTTAGCTCAGTTGGCCAGAGCACCGCTCTTGTAAAGCGGGGGTCGTCAGTTCGAATCTGACAGGGGGCTCGAAAGCCAAAAGGAGAGAAATGACAACATACATCAGAACCACCCCAGAACCAATCGACGTGCTTGATGAGGGCTACGTAAGGCTTGTAGACGTCTTAGGAGACGATCTAGCAGTAGCTAATGCTGCCAGGGTATCTTACGATAAGGAAAGCAATGTCTTCGAAGAGAGAGACACCAAGCTTCTAAAGTTTCTTCTAAGGGAAAAGCACACCAGCCCCTTTAGGCATGCCGCCGCAACCTTTGAAGTCTATGCCCCACTATTTGTAGCAAGGCAGTGGTGGAAGTATGCTGTATCATCCACCCATGTTGATGAGCAGAATGGCTGGAATGAATCTTCTAGGCGTTATATTACTGAAGATGAGAAGTTCTATATTCCACTGCCAGCAGAGTGGCGTAGCAAGCCAGAGAACTCCAAGCAGGGTTCTGGGGATCCAATAGATGAAGAGCTCGGTGCTAAGCACTTCCAGAGGCTATGCGAGACGGTAGTGCAGGGTACAGAGGCATACCACGATGCAATGAATGATGGCGTTGCTCCAGAGATTGCTAGACTATTCCTGCCAGCATATGGTATGTACGTACGCTGGCGATGGACGGTATCTTTGCAGGGTATCCTAACATTCCTGGACCAAAGACTAGAGCATGATGCCCAATGGGAGATACAGAAGTACGCAGAGGCAGTTCTTAAACTAACTAAAGAAGCATTTCCAGAGACAATCAACCTATTATATGAGGAGTCAGAGTGAGCGATTCCAGGAAGAAAACAATTGTTAAAACCATTAGCTGGGAGTTATGGCACTTCTTCGTTGTAGCTGGAGTTCTGTATTTGTTTACTGGAGAGTGGGAGTATGCTGGCCTAGGTGCATTGCTTTATATCGCCATTGAGTCACTAGGATATTATACCCATGAAAGAATCTGGGCTAGGTTTCGTAAGCAGAAATAGTCTGCTATACTGTAGAAAATAAAAAGGAGAGAAGTATGTTTTATATTTGGCACGGATTAGCAATTGTGTTGCTATCCGCTTCATCGTTCGGCATCGGGTATACCGTTGCCAGCGACAGCGTAAAGTCCATTCTAACTAAAAAGGAGAACTAATGACAACCGTCTATACTAAGAACAATTGTGTCCAGTGCGACATGACCAAGAGACTAATGGATAAGATCGGGGTAGCCTATGAAGTCATTAACATCTCAGAGCATCCATCAGAGCTAGACAGGCTAATTGAAATGGGATATAGGTCAGCACCAGTGGTAATTACTGACACTGATTCCTGGGCTGGCTTTAATCCAGACAAGATCAGAGATATGGCTGCTTAGTGTTCAATTTCATAGTATCCAGAAACATGAAAGCTGTCCTCGGGAGCTAACTTGACAGGCCCTCCATCATAAAATGGCAGGTGCTTTCCGTTTGAGCCAATGCTCTGAAGGCTAATCACATCACTTCCTGCTACGTTGTGGCCCAGCATAGCATACTGGCTTTCAGTAGACGCGTCGTGGAGACAGCCATTTGCATGTAGGTTCGCATGGTGTGATTGAAAGGGGAGCGTCATGTAGAATTGCCCCTCACCAAAGTCCGTAATGTTGCTCATGCTAACCTCAATGCTGAAGTGGCACATGTGACCAATTAGTGTGTAGTGGCCTAAAAATAGAGGATCTCCGTCAAAAGTTGGCTGGACCGCTCCGCTACCCATGGTGCCGCCCTCCATGATCCAGGTGCCATCTTCAGATCTTCCTTCGGAAGTAGTCGCGGGGTGAGTAAACCTAGCCATTACTGACCAGCCTCTAGCTTAACCTTGATTACTGCAGCGAACTGCCCGCCTTGATCTCCACAAAGGTATAGATCATCCATACCAGATAGCTCTACTGACCAACCATGCCCTGGAATGAGCTTGTAGCCATAGTTTGTCGAGGTAACACCATCTGCACCAATGTAAACATTGTGTGTTGTGTCAACATTTTGGATTGTAATGTCCATCCCAGAATGTGTCCCATCTGGGGTAATCTTTGTAGGAGTGACGCCTACTTCGTATAATCTATGAATTGTCATTCTTTAATTATATCATTAAATATTTATTCTATGGTAAAATAGAATCATGAAATTAATCAACCCAGCCCCAGGTCGTAAGGTTACCAGTCCTTATGGTCCTAGGAAGCACCCAATTACTGGACAAGAAGGCAAGATGCACCACGGAATTGACTTCGGTGGTAGTTTTAATGTTTTAGCCGCAGGCGATGGGATCATCGATCACGTTGGCTATTCCCCGAAAGGCGGGGGGCATGTTGTAATCATTAAGCACGCATCTAACCTTTACACCGTCTACTACCACGGTGCCCACGCTACTAAGTTTAAGGTGGGCGACCGCATCAAGTCTGGCGAGGTCGTATACAAGAGCGGTACCACGGGCGCGAGCACAGGAAATCATCTTCATTTCGAAACCAGACGCAGCCGTAAGTGGGGGGATAGTGCAGATCCTAATGTTTATATTAACAATGATAAGCCAGAGGTAAAGAACAGTATTGGCGGACCAGAGAATATCGCTAGACACCAGTACGCCCTTAAGGTAGATGGCAAGCTAGGGAAGGGCACCTGGAGAGCATGGCAAAACGCCCTGAAGGAAAACTTCGGATATAGGGGCATCGTTGACGGTGCACCAGGCAAGATGACTTGGACAGCCATTCAGAAGTCTGGGATTGATCATGGCTATAATGCAAAATTCGTCGATGGTATTCCAGGGGTCAACACTAGAAAGGCCGTACAGAGGCGTCTGAAGAAGTCTGGGGACTACTCTGGGCCCATTGATGGAGCTTGGGGCAAGAACACCATTAGTGCACTACAGCGGGTACTAAACAAAGGAATGTATAAGTAATGATTAATAATCTAATCACTGTATTTAATAGGCTAAGAGAAAACTCTAAGCAGAATAAAGCCGCATCCGATGCTGCACTAGCCCAGGGTCCCTCCTGGAGACACCGCAGAAGGTTGATCTATGGAGCATATATCCTGGCTGTACTGATGATTGTATTCGGTGGCTTTAGCCTCCTGCTGGAGACGCAGATTGGAGTGGAGATGGTGGTAGGCGGGGTAGCCTTGCTTTCAATCATCATCACTGCATACACTACGTCTGCAACATACGAAGACGTACGCATTTGGAAAAGGTCAGGGCCATCTGAATTAGACGACCCGTCTGATGTATTTGACACAGACAACCCTGATGGTATATAATTAATACGTTGTAACTAATGAAAGGAAACAACTAATATGATCATGACAGCTGCTTTTTGGAAGTCAGCGGGCGAGCGTGCGATTAAAACCGCAGCCCAGGCCGCTATCGCTGTAATCGGTGCAGGTCAGTTCCTGTCCGCATCAGAAGTTGACTGGGGTAACGTAGGCGGAATTGCTCTGCTTTCTGGTATCCTGTCCCTTCTAACATCAATCACTATTCCTAGTGCAGAAACTAAGAATGCTGTTCGTAACGAGCTCGTCGCACGAGCACAATTAAAGAAGAAGTAATGCCAATATACCAGTATAAATGTACTGGTTGCGACACTCTCGTAGACAAGGTCTTGGGGATAAACGAAGACACATCCTCAGACCTTGTTTGCGATGGTTGCAAAAGTACAATGAAAAGATATTATGCAAATGGATCATTCGGACTGCAGTTCAACGGCGGTGGCTGGGCCCACAAGTCTTAGGTACCACTACTTTGGTAACTCTTGGACTGGTCTTTCCCCAGAAGCAATCAAGAACCAAGTTAGTGTTCTAGATCAGGCGGGGTATTACTCCATCCTTTTGCCCTATAACAATCATCTGAATGATAACTTTATTATTGCAGCTAGGGCCCTGGATAAGTCCGAGACCATAAAATATAACGTTGCAATTAGGTCTGGTTCAGTATCTGCAGAATATTGTGGGATGCAGGTAGCATCCTTTCACATGATTGATAGAGATAGGCTCATCTTAAATATCCTGCACGGTAGCCCAGAAGCCATCGAAGGGGTAGACTTTATCTTAGAGGAGCGTGAGTTGGTAAAGAAAACCACCCAGTCCTTTGTGCAAGCTCTTGTCAAAGATATTAATTTTAAGAAGAATAAAACTGAGATAGTCATTCCTGGAGCTTCTGATGAAACTCTGGGTATGGCCATGGCCTACGCAGACTACGGTGCAATAGATTACGAGAGCTTCCTCAGAGAGCTAGGCCCCGCTGATGAGGCTAGGAGAAAGCTAAATGAATATCTTTCTTTAAAAAGACTAATGGTAACTGTAGACATTGCCGTGGTTTATAACGAAAAAGAAATGCAGAGGGTGACAGCCATGAATAAAGATAATAAAAACCTCATTTGCGGCAACGATCTGGAGGTAGCTCAGCACCTAGAGTTTTTGAGCTCTAAGGGCGTAACTGATATTCTTATTGCTAATTCTTTTGGGTCACCCGATGAAAACAGGATACATAACCTAATTAAAACTTTGAATTAAACTAGACTTTTGGCAGTAAATAAGCTATAATTGTATCAACTATCTATAAGGAGAGCAAATGACTACAGAAACTTTGACAAACCCAGTAAGCAAAGAGCTATCCAAAACTGATAGGTGCGATGCTTGCGGAGCCCAGGCATATGTCCTGGTAGAGGGCACAGCTGGAGAATTACTCTTCTGCGGACATCACTATACCAAGATTATGAACGATCCCAAGGGTCAGCTAGCGATGAGCTCCTTTGCATTTAACACGATTGACAATAGATCTGAGATCTCGGATAGAGGGCCAGGGCAATAGTGGAGTTTGTTTTAGGATCATTAATTACGCTTGGGATTGTGGTAACTGGCAACTTGGTATTAAGAAAGCCATTGAGAGAAGCAACGGAGACTAAGTTGAGGTATAGTCAAACTCATATCTACAGCCTAATGACTCCATTGCTGGACTATGTCCCAGCTATTCCAACAGAGGCTGGACCGAAGCAGTCACTGAAGTATATCCAGTCTTCTTATATAAGGGTGGTTATTGTCGATGACAGTGCATACTGGATTAAGGACAATGCTCTGTATACCGCAGAGGTTGTCGATGGTACGGTCAGCAAAGAATCTTCTCGCAGAGTTGACACAATGAGTATGGATAAGGTAGAATTAGGTCAGACAATGCACATCGTAGAAAAGCTAAGAGAGGGACTGGATGAGGATAGCAGTACAGGGTAGCAGTACCTTTTCAGACTATACAATTTTCCTGAGGGCAATGAGGACTGCTCTATATTCAATGGATGCAGAAGATAAAGAGATTATGCTCTATGCTGTTGGCCCAGTTAGGCTGAACAATATGGCATTAGAGTTTTCGAATGTCTCTGAAGACAGCCTAAGGGGCAGAGGTATCAAGATCTCTTGTCGCAAGATGCCGTCTTCATGGATCAAAGATAATATAAAGAGCATTGACTACTTTGCATATTTCTGCAAGCCTGGAGAAACAGTCTCTAGCCTTGTAGATCTAGCAGATGAGTCGGAGGTCTCAGCGGCGGTGTACTCCTACGCATGAGCCTAAGTAATAGTGAGCAAGCATTCCTATCTGTTGCTAGATATTTCGCTGCAAAGTCTGCGGCAAATAAAAAGCACGGTGCGGTTATTGTTAAGTCTGGGAGAGTACTTGGCAGGGGTTATAATAAAGATACCAACGACCCCATGAGAGTATCTCCAGAACATATTAAAACCCACTGCTCACGGCATGCCGAGATAGAAGCTATCAGAGATGCCAACTGGAATGTAGACGGTGCTACACTGTATGTTGCGAGAGTCAACAGGCAGGGACAGGACCGTAACAGCAAGCCTTGCAAGTACTGCGAGATTGTTATTAAAGAAACCAATATAAAAAAAGTCATACACACAGGAATGGTGAATCATGTTAATCTCATCGCTTGAAAAAATGGAACAGATCGTTTCTCGTAATCGTAATTTATGGTGGGATGGATGGGATGTAATTTTCTCATACGAGTCCGACAAAGGACGCACATCTAAGTTTGGGGCCAGGGTTAAAGGCGTCTGGCATCTCCAGAGACGAGTAGAGCTTACTCCAGAAGGATGGCACGTACCCAAGAAGTATGTGAGGTAGGTCATGGATAAGAGGCACTCTTGGAAACAAGATGCTGCATGTCTTGGTTATGACACCAACTTCTTTTTTGATAAGTATGAAGAAGATGAGTCTTTTAGGCCAGCCATCGATGAACTTTGTTCTGGATGTCCAGTTGCTAAGCAGTGCTTTGCAGTGGGTATTTCTCAAAAAGAATGGGGTGTCTGGGGCGGGGTATTCCTAGAAAATGGAAAGATATCTCGAGAGTTTAATAGGCATAGGACCAAGGCTGATTGGGCAGAAACATGGCAGTATCTAACAATCGAAAGAAAGTGAGAAAGTAATGTACACGACAGAAATGGCAAGGGCCTTTAGGTCCCTTGATCATCACGCACCCAAGGGGTTTTCTGTACAGCTTATTGACAACGATACCTTTGTTACAGTAAAGGCACTGGCATCACAGTTTGAGAAGCTAGATGACTTTGGTAAGCGACGTGCCGTAGAATATATGGTGCTAGTAAAAAAGGCACTAGAAGAAAATGGTGCTATTGTTCTATTGGTTAGAGAAGGAGGCGAAGACATATGAGTATTGAATTAGTTATATCATCTATTGCCCTTTTGCTTTTTGGGGTTCTGGTTATCAGCAATCTTAGTGTCAGGCTGCAGAATAGGAAGCTGTTCATTAAGGCAGCTCAGGCAGAGACCGATAGGCTTACAGTGTATTTGCAAAGCCAAGAAATCCTAAAGCGAGAAGCTGAAAAGATTGAGAGCAAGGATGGCTTTGTGAAGTTCATGTCACAGTCTAGGGACTGGGCATTTGAATACATTGAGAAGGTTCAGAGCGATCTATATGATCTTAATGATGTGTTCAAGGCCACTGGGGGCAAGCCCAAAACTGTGGCACAAAACAATGCACTGACCGAAGCGGTTCGTAAGGTGCTTGAAAACCTACCAGAAGAAGGAAAGAAGTAATGTTTAAATATAATGCAATCGTAGATAAGGTGGTTGACGGAGATACCGTGGACCTATCTATTGACTTGGGCTTTGACATCTGGCATAAGGCCAGGGTAAGGCTGATTGGAATCGACACACCAGAGAAGTGGTATGACTATGGCAAGGTAGTGAAGGCCTACGCTCAAGAGCAGCTGATGGGTAGGACAGTACAAATTTCTACCACCAAGCCAGACAAGTACGGTCGGTACCTTGTTGAGATCTTTGTAGATGGAATCGAAGGAACCTTTAATCAACACCTGATTGAGAGCGAGATGGCTAAGGCATACTACGGTGCGGCACGGGGAAGTCTGTGGAGAGACGATGAGCTAGAGAGAAGAGACCACGACCTGCTTGTTAACAAGGTAGAATTTAAAGACTAACATGAGCTTAATGGAGAATAATACTGGGGGTATTATGCAAAAGATACAATTTATGGCAGTAGAAGCAGACACAGGCGAGCAAGCTAACGCTAAAGTTTTGCAAAAAATGATAGAGGCTGATGTCTACCCACTAAAGTGGTTTAACTCTTATAGGTTTGCAGAAGACGCCGATACTATAGAGGTCAGTGGAAAGTCCCTGATCGATCACTATCACCGAGTTAGGTTTGACAGCTTTAGTGAGATTAATGAAGGACTTGATACTCATCAAGTAGCTGCTGGCATATGGGCCTATGGAGATGACAGCAAGGGAATCCTGGGGCTAGAGCCTGGCTCAGATATTGAACGAAGGTTTAAGGAAAATGCAGACAAGATGATTAAATCAATTGAGTTTGTTGACAATAGGTGGACAGCCAATAGTGTTATCTTTGACCTAGAGAATCTTACTGCAGATCTTTCTGATGTCTATGATAGATTAAATAAAGACAAGAAACAATTCTTAGTGCCAATACTCTTCACCTATTAGGTGTGGTATAATTTAGGTGTCCCCGTACAGGGCAAGGGTTTGCTAACCTTAGGATGATTAGTTACCATTTTCTGGGCCAATCCAGGGTCGCTGTGCGGGGCTTTAGTTTGCCCTGGTCACTTGACACTCCCTCTATTTTGTAGTAAAATATAGGCATGAAGAGACAGACAGCAATTTTATTAATCATTCCATTCATTCTTTCAGGCTGTGCAACGCCGCTTGAACCAAAGGTAGTGTCTACTGTAGATAGCAGTATCCTGGAGACTGTCCAAACACCTGTGGATTTGTGGGATCAAACAGAGTCCCCAGAACCAGCAAAGTTCTGTAAGGTACCAGACCAGAGG